TTATCTCCCTTTGTGGATCAACCCAAGCAAATCCTCGCCCTCTAAAATGGATATTATCGCTGAACTTATCAAACTTGCTGATAGGAATAGGAATTTGCCCAAACGTCAAAGCACTATCTAGCCAAGCACGAAAAACAGGTTCACAGAAATGCTGAATGATAAACGACTGCAATGTTTTATAATGATCGCGTTCTTCAATCGTACCTTGACGGATAGAAGAATAAGAAACACCCTTCAGATCGTTTGATAGACTTGTATAACTGACATTCAAACCGGACGCGATACCGCGCAAAACTGCTTCTTCAAATGCTGCAAATGCAGATGTTGGATGTGCCGGATCAATCATCTTAAAGTCATGGCCACTTGGCAACTGATAGACAGAAGCAGGAGCCATATCAATCACTGGCACTTCATCTTCAGTCTGATCATCGCCAATAAATTCATCACCATCCGGAGTTGTAATGATCCCGAACTTAGCGGCTGCCGCTCTAGCCGCAATCAATTCAGCTTCACGATAGCCATGCAACATTTTAAGTGAAGCAATCGCCGGAGCCATAAACGGTTCGCCACGGCTTTGATGTGTTCTCTGAGGGATGAATAAATGCAGCATTTCCCTTGCCGGAACTCTAATATGCTTTCTTTCGACTTTGGTGCTAAAGTTTAAGCTGTCATTTGGATGGGCAGTAAGCACATAATAGGCAACCGGCTTATGAAATTCATCTATTTCAACACCCATCCGGATCGAGTTGCCATTATCAGCCTTGCCGTTTTTGCCTTCATCAATCAGATCGCTTTCGATGAATTGCAAAGAAAAGCCGTCACGATAACGCCGGTTCTGCACGAACTTAACGAATACTTCACCATCACGAGCCAATGTTTCAGCGACATATCTTTGAGCATCTAGCCAAGACATTCGGCCAGTTACGTCACAATTTCCCAATCTACCCCATGACCGAAAAGCATTCTCTAATATGGTATTTCCGGCAGCATCTAGCGATCTATCATCATTCCTTGCTCTGACCTGAACAGTAAAACCCTTTTCACCAACAACATTAGTCTTGATCAAGTTCAGGAAGCGTTTTGCGTATTCGTTATTCCGCGCCAAATCACGGCTTCTATTTCGTAATACCGGCAAACTGTTCCGAAGTTCGCTATCAGCCGAAAAACTAGAACCAACGAAATCAGCAAACAATCTGCCTTGATTTGCTCCAGCATATTGTCTTAAGCGTCTTCGACTTCTCCTGTTTAGCCGTTCTTCAGGCTGTTCATTTCGGAAAGATAGGAAATCAAACAAACCCATATTAGAACCTCATAACAACAGTTGATGACGTTCTGCGTCCATGCTTTACGTCAAGTTTCCGTCTGTGCGCTTTTACTTCACGCCGATAATTATCTCGCCAAGTCAATAATTCTTCTGGTGACATTTTAGTTAATGATCGTCCTGCAATACTGTAACTAGACACATCTGCATCTGCACGGTTTTCTAATACAGCTTCAATCTTTTGCAGCATCTTTTCAGCATGAGTTCTTGGATCGACAGCATTAACGTCCAGATCAACCGTTACATCCAACTCACCTTGATCAAGGATAAGTCTATTGTTTGAACTGGTTTCAAGCACTTCAATCTGATAATGATAAAGTCCGGCTGTAAAAGCTGCGGTTGCATTGCTACTAGCAGAAAACAAATAATCATCACCGCTGTTACTCGCAGCAATGCTAAACTCAACATTTGCCCCAGTTCCAGATCGCGCCATAAATGTCATTGAGTGTGATGTATTCGGATAATCTGACGAGAACTCTGTTAGCTTAAATTGAACAAGATCACCGATAACAATGGCTCTTGGTACTTCCTTGGGTGCATTATCAGCGTCAAATAAATTTGCCATATGCTAATATCCTGTTACAAAATTATTTGGACGCGGTTTGAATATGCGCCTCTTGGGAACTGCTTGAGTTGATTTTACCTTATTTTTGCCCTGTTTTGCAAGGTGTTCAATGTTTAATCCCATCAATTCAAGTGCAGCCATCGCATAAACCCTACAATCTAAGGCCTCGTTACGTTGTCTAATCTTCACCCATTCCCTTTTTGGACGGCCTTTATAATACTTTGTCACCTTCTTTTCTGATGTCAGCATCCGGAAATATTCTTCATTATGAGTAAATGGAAAGTGACAATATCCGGCTCCTTCATCCGTTATCTTTAGTCTGGCAAAGATCAGTTCTTTGGCCGTATCCGTTCCGACAGGAAATAAATTAATCTTACCAATATTGTTTCGGCTTGGCTTTCCGGCAATCGGCTTGCCCTCGCCACCAATACCCTTGATAGCAAACACACGCTTTCCGGCTCTTTGCCGTGCATAATTATAAACTTGTTGCGTGTAGTGACCACCACTATCAACACAAGTTGATCTGATTATCATTTCACCCCTGATCGGATGCACAAACGTCTGACCAAGGACTTCATCCAATCTTTGCCATAATTCTGCACTTGATGGATCACCATATATTTCATCATATTGAATTGACCAAGTTTCGTGACCGCTTCCAGTTCCTAATATCTCAAAAGCAACTCGATCATCCTGAATGTCAACACCGGCTGTCAATACAACAACACCTTCAGGAACATCATCCGGCCAATCTTCACGCCGTTCGAATAAATCATATTCATCTATTCTTTCACCTTGTTCTTCCCAAGTCTCGCCAAGAAATGTGTTTACCCATGTTTTAAGTCTCATTGGATCACGTTTTGATTTAACAAATTCGTCAACAGCTTCAATGATTGATACCCAAGGTGAATAAAGTGCAGAAATATGAAAACCGGCAACTCCATCAAATTCTTCTGTTGCCACCCATTTACCTTTAGAGACTGCTTTGTGACGATCTGGGTCAGTCCAAGCAACACCACATTCGTCACAATAATAAGCTGCAGTTTTTGGATCACTACCTTCCCATTGCACATTTTTCCATTCTAAAACTTGTTCATGATTACAGTGTGGACATGGCACATAATATTTTCTTTTGTCTGTCTCTTCATAGGCATCTTCTATTCTTGATGAACCCTTGTCAGTTGGAGTGCTAACCATGACAATTTTCCTGTTCCAGAATGTTAAAGCTCTCTTTGTTGCTAGTGCAATCGGGTCACCTTCTTCACCGGCTGAAACTGGATAGCGGTCAACCTCATCAAATAATACTAATCTGATCGGACGGCTCGCCATTCCTGCCGGACTATTTGCGCCAACTAAACTTAAAGACCCTGCCGGATACGTTTTATGTAATGTTGTATTTCCACTATCTCTTGCCCTTGGGTCTTTTACTTTACCTCTTAAACTTGGAGTTGTGTTAAGCAAACCAGAAGTAATTCTATCTTTGGAAAATGATTGAGCCATTTCGACAGTTGGCTGCATCAATAAGGTAGGGCATGGATCATGCTCAATGTGATAGCCAATTATATTTAATAATGCTTCCGATTTTCCTAGTTGCGCTCCGGCCATTACAACAACTTGTCTGATAGATGGATCGCTTACTGCATCCATAATACCACGTTGATATTCTGCTCTCGATGTGTTCCATCTTCCGGCTTCTGAGCTACTTTGAGAACTTAGCCGTCTTTTTTGGTCTGCCCACTGGCTTACGTTTAGTTTTGGAGGTGGCTTTAATATCTCCATCGCTCTCTTCAATCCCTTCGTCAATAATTGTCGAGCTTGAGGGGTCTGAAAGTGGGTCATAGTTTGCGAGTTCATTAAGGCATTCCCTAATCTGATTTTCTAATTGATCTTGAATATTCCCTGCATCTAATTCACTCGCTAAAATTGGCCCCATTTTTGTAGGTAAAGCAAGCAACTTCGCTTTCAATGCCGCCAAAACATCATCCCAAGCCTTAACAACATCATCAACAAGTGCTAATTCCCTTCTGACTTTTGCTAATTCTAATTCTGCAATCTCGGCTTCGGCTGAAACTTTTCTTGTTCTAGCCTCATCATAAGTTAAATATGGTGCTTGCTCGTTCATTTGATAATCTGCTTTTTTTTTACATACTTTGAGAACTCATCTAGCGTTCTTGTTTGCTTAGACGAATTACACCCCAAACACATAACGCTTATATTTGCTATTGTGTGTTTTCCACCCCTTGATAACGGAACATCATGATCAATGGTTTTATTTGATGGAGCTACTGGATAACTTTGCGTCATTCTAACACCGCAATGACTGCAATGACTGGTTTGCCTCAATAGATTACTAAGAACAGAAATGGTAATAGTTCCGTCATCAGTATCCTTTATTTGCTCAACTCTATCAGGTTGATCTGAATAAATCTTTGCTTTTGCCGCTTCACAACACTTACAATAAGGACGTTTCTTATCTCTTCCATTTGGATTATATGAAAAATCATCGAATGGTAATCTTAATTCACATTCAAAGCACGTTTTCATTTGCTCCTTAATATCTATTTCGATCTGATCCCATGTTCTTCTATTGCTGCAACAATATGGTAAATATGATTTCTGCCGCTCGTTGTAAAATTCTCTTCTTGGCTTAGTACTTCCGCAATTAGTACAAGTTTGATTTTCAGATAGCCATGCTTCTTTCTTTTGCTTAGATGATTTAGACGCTTCTATTGTAGCCGGTGACCTATAACCGTTTGCGACTGAATATCTTGATCTATGGCAATCCTTACAAATAGATTTGTATCTACCTCTCGATTTATGAAAGTTAGAACTGTCATGCCATGTTTCACAATGCTTGCAAAATACTGCAATTTGTCCGTT